CAAAGGCTTCTTCTGGGTTAATAACGACATTGGGATTGTATAACGCAATTGTATTTGAAATTGAAATTGCGTTTTTAGTAGTACCTGCTAAGAAGTTAAACCTGGAGCCAATGAACACAAGACCTCTTAATTTCAAAGCCGTGGCTGAAATTATGCGTAAGCCGTAAGATGGATCACCTGATTCACCCAATCTTTCACCATTAACACCCATAAACATAAATGGGCCTAAAAGGTCCATGCCGGGACTGCCAACATTATTAATTGTTATGTAAGCACCTGCATTAGGCACAAGGTAGCAAGAATTGAAAATAACACTACCAGTCTGCCCTCCAGCATCTAAGTAAACTACAGAAGGAGAGCGTAAAGGGTCAGCATCATCAAACGGTGAATTTATGAAGGAACAACCATAAAAGTATGCTGCAATGTTTGTTGAGGTCACAAGACTATCAATTGCAAATACATCTGACTCTGCAGAGTAGTAGCAAGCAAATCCAGTGCTTTCAGCATACAACCAGCACTCTACATTTGAAAAGCGTACCTCTTCACTGGCAATAGAGTAAATACACGATACTTTGTAGTTACCACGGATAGTAACTTTTTCAATGGAATGATTACCCGCACTAGCTGTTGTATTTCGTCCGAGAATTAAACCAGTTTTTGGTGCGTCAAATTGCCGTGCTTCCAAAGTAAGATTTGACACTACAGCATGAGATGAGCCTTTGAGAGAAAGAACCCCACTACCAGCATGATCAGCATAAATTGAAGAACCTCCCATACTGAATTGCGAGCCACCAGTTCTAACATTACCTTCACCAGTAATCCCACCACAAGAACCTAAATAAATCAGTTCAGTTGTTCTATAACTACCATAAGGTAAAAATACTTTTACTCCGCCTCTGGCAACAGCTTCTGCAATAGCTGCTCTAATTTTACTTGTCATATCAAGCGTAAGTGTGCGATTCCTAACATGGGCAATTTCAGCTTCAGTCATGAAATCAAATACGCTCACATGCTCTTGTAACGCATACTCCACAGTCTTTGTTTGAGCACCTACACCAGAAGGCGTGTACTTAACTAACGCTGCCCCAGAAGCCGCAGAAAGATCACTAGCCTTCACATGAGGGAACCCACCAGCAGTAGTCCCATCATGTGTTACCAAAGCATTGGTATCTGTATTGAAGGTTACTTCACCATCTGCACCAGTGAAGGTTTCATGTGCAACAGTAGAACCACGACGAAGTTTAAGCAGGCTTGACATATTAAATTGCTCCTAAATCAAAAGTATTAACTGGCCCAACAGGATCAATGATAAGACCCAAGTCCAAAGGGAAGGTGACATTCATCACTACTTGATCAATGTAAGTAGCCAGAAAAGAGATTGCTGTTGCAGCAATGTCTGCATTAGCAGGGGCTGCTTGAATCAGAGCAAGATTAGTCACTACAGCATTAACATCAGACATGTTGGTAGAGACTATATCTACCTTTGACATATTGCTACCTACTTGAGCAATAGTAACTAGATTGTCTGCTGCTGCCTTAACCTCAACAATGTTTGCACCAACTGCATTAACATGGTTCATGTTATCTGCTACAGAAGTAACAACAGCAAACTCACCACCAATTGCTGCACTAATAGCTGCATCAATATCCAAGTCTTTATCAGCAATCAGCTTTGCAGGAGTGCGTACAGCACCACCTTCAGTAGTTACTGTACCTGTGCCATGCACCCAACTATGCACCAGATTTGAGTCTGTAGCCAGTTGGTTTACTTTATCAGTCACTAACATAACTATCCTTTAATTTGTGAGAGCAGGTAGCTCTGTGTGCAGCCAAGTATGTAGATCAATCAAAGAGGTTTCAGGCTGGATTGTGTCATGAATGATTTCATGCAACCTATCTACTGAAGCCTCAACAGCCACATAACCATATAAGAAACCTTCCAGTATCAACCACATACCATTAGCTACGAGCACAGCATACATGTCAATACGGTGCATCTCTGAAACTTCACTTTGAATGAACTGAACAGATGCTACTTCAATTTCAATGAAACTAATAGAAGCTATCTCAATGGTCATCCTAGTTCTCCACGAACATGGAACTTAAGCTTTGCAGGTGTAGTCTGAATACGTCCATCAGGCCAAGTTACTTGGACTTCACCATAGTAAGTACCAATGGTATCCATCACACCAGATGTTCCTGCTGTCCAATCAAGCATCACTTGACCCAGTGCTGCATTTGGGCCGGGAAACATTGGGATTACTGCCTTTGTGTCTGCACCGGGACTGGTTGCAAAGTTGAACTGAACTTCAGTCCCCAAACGAGACAGATCAAGGAAATCACCTGTGTTGGTGTCTTTCAATGTCAGCAGAAACTGTGGGCCAGTGTCGTTCTGTACAAGTTCAGTGACTGGAAGACGCGAAGTCTTTACAGACTCTTGCTGCGTTGCACAGCCTAGAGTTACTGTAGTGATTCCAGAGTCAGGGAAGAATGGTTGAAATGCCATGATTATTTCCATCCACCAAGATTGAAGCGTGTATTGACACCGCTGATGCTCAAGTTTAACGCATCTGCCTCAGTAGTGTCAGCACAAATGCTGTTGAACATAGTCAAGTGTCCTTGGGAAACAGTCTGTGACTCTGGTGTGTTCATGTTGAAATACACCTTGTACGCAATGAAAGCAGTCAATGCACCGTGTAATGAAGTAGGCAGTTCAATCTCCTGATCCACATTTTCTACTGGAACAGTGAGCACTACATGCTTTGCTTGATAAGTTACTGCCAACACTTCATTGGCACGGATCAAGTTTACTTGCAGTGTCTTGAAGGTGGGTGTATTGACTGACCAACAGTTGTTTGAATCGTTCAACGGACGTTGGCCACCATAGTTGGTGTGCACAGCCAGAACTTTAAGCACATCATCCAAGAAGGGATCATCAACGGTATCCCGTATATACGGAGCATCTACCAGTAAATTGTCAAAGCCAGTAGTTGAATACTCAGGCGACAACCTGTACAGAGTGTTACCCTCCTGTAGTTCAACGATGCAGCTTTTTTCTTTGAGCACGAACTTTGTGTAAAGCCGTGTCAGAGCCTCGTTAGCAAAGTGCACAATCTGTGGTCGCTTTGCTTCAAGCAGAGTACCATCACCAGCACTAGCCATGTGATGATTGGATAGCTCACCATAGGCGAGCATGTTGTAGAGTTCATTGAGTAGCATTTGTCTGAACCTTAAACAATATAAGAGGCAAGTCCACTAAGAGCTTCCGCTTCCTGTTGTTCTTCCCAAAGACTGTTCTCATCAGGAGTAACAGGGGCAGATTCAGAAGGTTTCCACGGCGTGAGGTAGGAAAGTTGGGAGATTGTATCAATACAATCGTCCTTTCCCTTAATACCTGACTTGGTGACAAGTCTGAGTTGTCCCATGAATACCCCCATGATAACGCTTCGCTTCATCTCTTCGGGGAAATATATTTTCCCAAGCTTGAACCAAGGAAGCACCATATTGAACCGGGTAAGCTTATCTCCTTGTGATCGAATACCTGCAGCACCGCTCTTCTCTGATGAAGCAAAGTTGAAGTAAGTGTTCCGAGTCATCATCTCTGCCTGTATCCACTTGATGAATCCACCTTGTTGGCCAGAGACTTCAATACCAACGGACTGAGGTTTATACATCTGAACCAAACGAAACAAATCCACCAAGGTCTTGTCCATCGTCTGACGTTCACACACACCATCAACCCAGAACCAATCCCCATTGGAATTGTACGCCCACACGCTGATAACTGAAAAGTCTGCAGTCTGTTTGGCTGATGTGGCGAAGTCTGTCGTGATGTAGAAGTTGAACGTACTCTTCTTGGCCAACAACTTGGCTCGTTCGTACCAACGAATCTCCTCTTCCTGCACCAGTCGTTCTTCCTCTGAGGTAATCCGAAGCATCAACTCTTGGAAGAAGCTGGCCTCTTTCCCTGTCTTGACTGCCATATCATATTGGTTGGACACGTACTTGAAGCTGAACCGATCCTCCCAAGCACCCACGAACTCTTCTTCTGTACACGGGAACCTCTCACAGACTGGCCACACGTTCACATCCCAAGCACCCGATTCCACAGCCTCAATCAGAATGTCATCCTTGTTGAAAGGGGTGCCATTGAAGATCACCTTTCTTCTAGTTGGGTCAAGAGCATGGTTCACCCCTTTATATACAGTGTCCTTGATTGACTCCATAGCAACCTTGGATTTGGAGTCATCATCACTCACCAAGTCATCCAGAACACACAACACGGGTCGTTTACCGAAAATCTTGGTTCCACGGAGTCCAGTCTTGGCTCCAAACATCTTTACCCCCAACTGCATGTTGTCTCTATTGGTGAATTCCAGATAATTGTCTGTGAACTTGGCTGATGGAATCCAGTACTGTAGGAACTCACTGTTGTTATACCTAAACTCAATGTTCTTTCGTGCAGACTTCACACCGTTGTCCATTGAGTCTGACACATAGATCATTCCCTCAACTCTTCCGAAGTTGGGCAAATAACCGAACTGTGCTACAAACAACGTCAGATACTCCATAAACAATGTAGTCTTGGCTGCACCACGAAAACAAAGGTTGGCAATGTAATCACTCACCCCTTGTGCAACTTTGTCCAACATAGCTAGATGTACTGGTGGGGTCTTGTGGGACTCTCCTATTCCACCATTGACCAGCTTAATCCAGTTCATGAAGATGAGTGCAAACTCACTGGGCATGTAGTCAGGACTGTTCAAGATGGTGTAATCCACCTGATCAAGCCACTGATCTATCTCTTGTTTAATCAATGCCATCGGTTGCCTCCACATCTATGATCACTGCACCAGCAATATCTTTGGCTGTAACCCCATCTTTGATCAATCCTTGCTGCTGTTGAGCCATTCTGACCAGCAATTCCTTCATCTCTTTCATGCCTGACGTGTCTCGCATGTCCAGATTGATCAGTGGCCCTGCCTCTTTTGGCTTGGCCAGATGAGTCAACAGACTGTTTGCTGCATCGCTTCTAACCTTGGGACTCACATCAGGATCACGCATCAAACTGGCCTGTGTGTTGATAGCCTCTTGGAAAATGTCTTGGTTCAGCACCCAACTTGGAACCATCG